ACATTGTTGATGTCATGGCTAATTCTTCAGAAATTGCTTTAACTAATAGTAATCCAATAAAATTTCAAGACGCTGATAATTCAGCATTTGTAGGTATAGATGCACCGGCAACAGTCAGTGGTTCTTACACACTAACATTACCAGCAGGTGTAGGCTCTGCTTCTCAAGCTTTAGTAACAACAGATGGGTCTGGAACTCTAGGGTTTACATCGACATCATCTTTTGGTATAACAACAGGAAAAGCGATTGCAATGGCGATCGTATTCGGATAAAAGGATTAAATTATGGCAAACCCAAATATAGTAGCAGTAACAACAATCTTAGGCGGTAACGCTGGATGGAATTTATCTGCAACAGCAACTGATACATTAATGACAGTAGCAGCAGACGTAGTCGTAAAATTAAATAGAGTAACAGTAGCAAACGTTGATGGAACAAATGCAGCAGACGTAAGTTTGTTTGTAGATGGAATGGGTTCTGGTACAACAGGAGTTACAACAACTGGAGCAGACGCAACAGTTTATTTAGCAAAAACAGTTTCAGTCCCAGCTGACGCAACGTTAGTATTGGTTGATACACCTATCTATCTTATGGAAGGTGATATATTAAAAGGTGGAGCAAGCGCTGCTGGTGATCTAGATTTATTTGTATCATATGAAGTCATAAACGACGCTTAGGAGGTTTAAATTATGGCGCAAAACGGCGGAATAATTGGACCAGTCAACACAATATCTTTTGGAAAAAATACTGTTACATCTAAAACTTGTACAGGAACAATTACAACACAACCCGGAACTAGATTTGTTAATACAGTCGTAGTAGCTGGAGGCGGTGGTGGAGGATCTGGTCCTACACCCGCTGACACAGGTTTTTCAGGTGGCGGTGCTGGTGGCCTTAGAAATATAAGTTGTATTTCAGTTGATGGTGGCACACCTTATCCAATTACAGTTGGAGGTGGTGGAGCTGCAGGCTCTGCATTTCCAGCAGGTGCAGGTTCTAATGGTTCAAATTCAGTAGCAGGTTTTTCATCAAACCCTACTACATCAAATGGTGGTGGTGGTGGCGGTGGTCGAACTAATCCTGGAAATGTTCCAAATACTAAAGGTCAAGACGGTGGATCAGGTGGTGGTGCTTCAACTTATTGCACTAGTCCAGAAGGAGCTGGAGCTGGTAACACTCCTCCGACAACTCCTCCTCAAGGAAATAATGGAGGAACAGCTACTTGTGCTAGAGGTGGTGCAGGTGGTGGTGGACACGCTGCAGTTGGTGCTGCTGGTGGTTCAAACACTGGTGGTGCAGGCGGTGCAGGAACAGATATAAGTTCAAATTTTCCTGGAACACCTAATTCTGGTGTTTACGCTGGTGGTGGCGGTGGTGGAGCAAGATGTTCAGGAGGAACTATAGGAGCAGGTGGTACAGGTGGTGGTGGAGCTGGATCAAAAACCCCAGGTGCAGGAACTAGTGGAGTAGCTAACACTGGCGGTGGCGGTGGCGGTGGCGGAACATGCGGTGCTGGTGGTGGACCAGGCGGTGCTGGTGGTAAAGGAATAGTTATTGTAAAAGAATTAAATAGAGCTTCAGGAGTCTGGAGTCTTAGTGATCAATTAGAAGCAGTGGAAGATGGCACATGGCCTAAACCCTCTGTTGTTACAAATTATATGGTTATTGCTGGAGGTGGGTCTGGCGCAAATGGTGGTGGAGGTTCTGGTGGTTATCGTGCTTCTGGTTTTGGTCCAAGTCCTTTAAGAGGATCGTCTTTAAGTTTATTTCCAGGTGATTACACAATTACAGTAGGTGGTGGTGCAACAGGTCAACCTGATTTAAGTACAGCAGGACCAAACGGAAACCCATCTAGTTTTTTTGGAATTGTATCAACTGGAGGCGGTGGTGGAGCTTTTGGATCTAACGCTGGAGGAAGTGGTGGATCTGGAGGTGGACAGGCAGGGAGTTCTTTTGGAAGTGGAGCAAAAGGTAGTGGTAATACACCACCGGTTAGTCCGTCACAAGGAAATCCAGGTGGAACAGGTGGTGGCCCTGGTAGTGGAGCCGGAGGTGGAGCCGGTGGAACGGGTGGAAATGGATCTGGATCCGCTGGAGGACCAGGAGGAACAGGAGTGCCTAACGCAATAACAGGAAGTTGTACTCAATATGCAGCTGGAGGTTCTGGTGGTGGAGATTCAGGTGGACCTCAAGCACCAACACCAGGTGGTGGTGGTCAAGGTGGAACAGGAAGTTCGCCAGGTACAAATGGTGGTACAAACACTGGAAGTGGTGGTGGTGGAACTAGAGATGAACTTGGAAATTCTTCAGGTAGTAATGGTGGTCCTGGATTTGTTGTAGCAAGATTTCCTGGATCAACAAATGTAAGTGTTGCACCAGGAACTAACAGTTTAGCAACATTACCGGCACCAGCTGGAGGATGTAAAGTAGCATCATTTACTGTATCTGGAACGTTGACAATAAGTTAAAATTAAAATATAAAATAGAAATTTAAGGAGTAATAACATGGCACATTTCGCAGAATTAAAAACAAAAGTAGATCCAACAGGACATACTTCAGATACTCATCAAGTAGTTGAAAGAGTAGTAGTTGTAGGAAACGATTGCGTTCCTTCAGACATGCACCAAGATGGTGAAACATGGTGTATTAATTTTTTTAAAGGTGGTATTTGGAAACAAACTTCTTACAATGATAATTTTAGAAAACAATACGCAGGTATAGGCATGGTTTATGATCCTGTAAAAAATAAATTTTTAAGTCAACAACCTCATGCTTCATGGTCACTTAATGCAAGTGATGACTGGCAATCACCAATAACTTATCCAACAATAATTAATGATGGTGCAGATCCAGTTGTATGGACTTACACAATTTCGTGGAACGAAACAAAATACAATGCTGACAACACTAAAGGTTGGGAAGCAATTAAATCAAACGACGAATCGGAAACACCAACAGTCTACGACTGGAATGGCACAGCTTGGGTGTCCGAATAGGAGACTTAAGATATGGCCAGATCTAATGGCGGAATAATCGGTAAAAGAAATTTAACATCTTTTGGTGGTAACCACGAACATAAATTTACATCACCAGGAACGTTTTCTCCATGTGGTCCATCAAGTGGAACTAGATTATTAGATGTTGTAATTGTAGGTGGTGGTGCTGGAGGTGGAAATACTAAAGGTGCACCTGCTAACAATTCTGGTGGAGGTGGAGCAGCTGGAGGTGTTTTATTTTTAAACAGTTTTCCATATTCACCATCACAAGGAAATAAATCAGTTACTATAGGAGCAGGTGGAGCAGGTAAAGGTTCATTAACTCAATCAGCAAATATGTCCGGTTGTGGAGGATCAGGTACAGTTGGAAATAATTCAGTATGGGGATGCTATACAGCCATTGGAGGTGGAACTGGTGGAGGTGGTGGAATTAGTTCAGGAACTGATGGAGGTGCTGGAGGTTCTGGTGGTGGAGGACAAGGAAATATAAGTTCTGGTCAACAAGGAGATGGAGGGGCATCTAATCAACCCGATGGTGGATTTTCAAATTCAATAAGAGGAAATGCAGGTGGTCCTGGAGGATCAGGTGGATGTAATAGAGCTGGCGGTGGAGGTGGTGGAGCAACTGCTGTTGGAGGAACTGGTGCATCTTCTGGAGGAGTCGGTGGAGCAGGACTTGCATTAGGAGATGTTTTTCCAGTATCAGCACCTTTCGGAGATTCTAATGTAGTTGGAGGTGGTGGAGCTGGAGGTAGTTATCTTCCAGGAACTAATCCAACGGGTTCTAAATCAGCCGGTGGAGCTGGAGGTGGCGGAGATGGAGCTTTTAGCACTGGTGGTATACCAGGAGCACCAACACCTGTCGTAAACTCATCTACAGCCTGTAACGCACAAGTTAACACTGGAGGTGGCGGTGGTGGCGGAGCACAACAAGGATCTCCTCCTGCTAGTAATAGTGGTGTAAATGGTACTGGAAGTGGAGCAGGTGGTTCAGGAATAGTCCTAGTAAAAGAATTAAACAGAGCAACTGGTGTGTGGTCAATGCAATCACAATTTCAAGCACAGGGTCAAGGAACATGGCCAGAGTTTTTGGTTGATGTAGATTTTGATTATTTAGTAATAGCGGGTGGTGGAGGTGGTGGATCTTCTAGTTGTGCTAACTCTGGTGGTGGAGGTGGAGCTGGTGGTTTTAGAACATCTTTTCCAGGAGGAACAAAAATTACTTTATCAACAGGAACACATAATATAACAGTTGGAGGTGGTGGTGCTGGAGGCACAAGTCCATATCCCAATGGTGGTAGTTCAGGTCAAGATTCAATTTTTTCAACAATTACATCATCAGGTGGTGGTGGAGGTGGACCTAATATTCAAGGAGGTAGTCCATCAAGAACAGGAAATACTGGAGGTTCTGGTGGTGGAGGTGGTGGAGGTTCTCTTAATCAAGCAGGAGGAGCAGGAAACACGCCTCCGACTCCTTCTTCACAAGGTAATCGAGGAGGAAATTCAGCTAATGGTCCAAGTGATGCATCAGGTGGCGGTGGTGGTGGAGCAGGTGACGTAGGTGGAAATGGAAGTGGAGCACAACCAGGAACAGGTTTTGGTGGAGCAGGTGGAGTAGGTAAAGCAAATAGTATTACAGGATCATCTGTTACAAGAGCAGGTGGTGGAGGTGGTGGTTCTAGTCCCGTATTGGGACCAGGTGGAGCAGGTGGACCTGGTGGTGGTGGAGCAGGAGGAGCTAATGCTCAAGGTGGAGCTGGTACAGTTAATACAGGTGGTGGTGGAGGTGGATCAAATTCAGATTCAGGTCCAGACATTGCAGGTGGAGCTGGTGGAGCAGGTATAATTATTGTAAAAGCACCTGGACCTCAAGCACCTTTAATTTCTGTTACTCCTGGTAGTAATAGTTATAGTATTCCTACTGGAGTTGCTACATTCAATGTTACAGGTGAACTTATTATTGGTAAATAAGATCGTGTTGACTTCTTAACAACAGGTGTTATATTAATTTCATAAAGACATATGAACTTAACAAACTATTATTGGTATTTTAAATCAGCAATACCTCACAGAATTTGTGATGATATTTCTAAATACGGAAAACAACTTCAACAACAAATGGCAGTCACTGGTGGTTATGGTGATAAAAAATTAAATCAAAAACAAATTAAAGATTTAAAAAAGAAAAGAGATTCTAATATTGTTTGGATGAATGATAGATGGGTTTATAAAGAAATTCAACCTTACATACACCAAGCAAATGCTAGTGCTGGTTGGAATTTTAATTGGGATTTTTCTGAGTCTTGTCAATTTACAAAATATAAAAAAGGCCAGTATTATGATTGGCATTGCGATAGCTGGGATCGACCTTATCAACGACAACAAGGTGATCCATCGCACGGTAAGATTAGAAAATTATCAGTGACAGTTACTTTATCTGATCCAAAAGATTATAAAGGTGGTGAACTAGAATTTGATTTTAGAAATCTTGATCCAGATAAAAAAAGAAACGTTAAAAAATGTACAGAGATATTACCTAAAGGTTCTTTAGTTGTATTTCCTTCATTTGTATGGCATAGAGTATGTCCAGTTAAAAGTGGAGAAAGAAACAGTTTGGTTATCTGGAACTTAGGATACCCATTTCAATAAAGGATAGATATGAAAAAGAATAAAAAAATAAAAAAACCAAAAGCTATAACTTACCCTACTCAATTAAATAGAGAAGATTATTTTAAATGTCCTATCTGGTTTGCAGATGAACCTAAATTTGTAGATAGTTTAAACAAAGCATCAGATAAATATATTGAAGAGTCTAAAAAAACTTTAAAACCAGCAATAAATAAACGTAATAAAAAGTTTGGTGACAAAGGAGACATGGGTCATGTATTTCACTCAACAACATTAATTGGTGATCCAAATTTTGAACAACTTTTAAGTTATATAGGCGCAACAGCACATAATTTATTAGATGAAATGGGTTTTGATATGTCGAGTCATCAGTTATTTACTACAGAAATGTGGGTACAAGAGTTTGCTAAAAAAGGCGGTGGACACCATACTTTACACACTCATTGGAATGGTCACATATCAGGTTTTTATTTTTTAAAAGCTAGTGATAAAACATCCTTACCGTTATTTGAAGATCCAAGAGCAGGTAATGTTATGAATCTTCTACCAGAAAAAGATAAATCAAAAATAACTTATGCTAGTTCAGCAATAAATTATCAAGTTAAACCAGGTCGAATGATATTCTTTCCATCATACATGCCACATCAATACATTGTTGATATGGGTTATGATCCATTTAGATTTATACATTGGAACTGCCAAGCAATACCAAAAGGAGTATTAAATGTCGTTCAAAAAAAATAAATATACAGTATTAAAAAAAGCTATTTCACCTGAGCTGGCAGATTTTGTTTATAAATATTTTTTAAACAAAAGAAATGTTGCAAAATTTTTATTTGATCAAAAATATTTATCACCGTTTACAGAATATTATGGTGTATGGAACGATGAACAAGTACCTAATACTTATTCACATTATTCTGATATTGCTATGGAAACTTTATTACAAGAAGTAAAACCAGTAATGGAAAAACACACCGGTATTAAGTTAAGTCCTACATATTCCTATGCAAGAATATACAAAGAAGGTGATGTATTAGCTAGACATAAAGATAGATACTCATGCGAGATATCTACTACATTAAATTTAGGTGGTGACTCATGGCCAATATATTTAGATCCAACAGGTAGAAAAGGTCAAGCTGGTATTAAAGTTGATCTTAAACCAGGTGATATGTTAATTTATTCTGGTTGTGATCTTGAACATTGGAGAGAAGAATTTAAAGGCAAAAACTGTGGACAAGTATTTTTACATTATAACAAAGCTAGTTCTAAAACTGCTAAAGAAAACTATTTAGATAAAAGACCTTTACTAGGTGTACCTGCTTGGTTTAAAGGTGTTACGTTGACAAAAATTAAAAAATAGTCTATACATTAGGCTTGCAGGGGGATGATCCACCACTGATTCCCTCTGCTTTAAACATATTGAAATCACTTACAATCTGCTATAATACCTAATAAACAGGATTTTATATGCTACAAAAACTAGGTTTTTTACCCGGATTTAATAAACAAGTTACCTC